TAGTATAATTAATCGTCACTTGTTCTTTGATTGTGTTACGATATGAAGAGACTTAGAAACGGGAGAACCGGTATGAGCAAGGTAAAAATCGGCGAGTTGATCAACGCGCTTGTGAATGAGGTAGAGGCAATTGATGCCTCCGACCGCCCACAAGGCGACAAAACGAAGAGAATTAAAGCCGCAGCCGCACGGTATAAGAACGCGTTATTTAATGATAAAAGAAAGTTCCGTGGGAAAGGATTACAGAAAAGAATAACCGCAAATACTTTTAACGCCTATATGAGCAGGGCAAGAAAGCGTTTTGATGATAAATTGCATCATAGCTTTGATAAAAATATTCATAAATTATCGGAAAAGTATCCTCTTTATAGCGAAGAATTATCTTCATGGCTTTCTATGCCTACGGCTAATATTCGCCAGCACATGTCATCACTACAATCTAAATTAAAAGAAATAATGCCGCTTGCCGAAGAGTTATCAAATGTAAGAATAGGCTCTAAAGGCAGTGATGCAAAAATAGGAAGACTAATAAAAAAATATCCAGATTGGAGTTATGCTCTTAGTGATTTAAACAGTGATGATTGGAAGGAGCGCCGTGACTATCTTTATAAGTTATTCCAACAAGGCTCTGCGTTGTTAGAAGAACTACACCAGCTCAAGGTCAACCATGAGGTTTTGTACCATCTGCAGCTAAGCCCTGCGGAGCGTACATCTATACAGCAACGATGGGCCGATGTTCTGCGCGAGAAAAAGCGTAATGTTGTGGTTATTGACTACCCAACATACATGCAGTCTATCTATGATATTTTGAATAATCCTGCGACTTTATTTAGTTTAAACACTCGCTCTGGAATGGCACCTTTGGCCTTTGCTCTGGCTGCGGTATCGGGGCGAAGAATGATTGAGATAATGTTTCAGGGTGAATTTACTGTTTCTGGTAAATACACCGTTAACTTTTCAGGGCAAGCAAAGAAACGCTCTGAAGATAAAAATGTAACCAGAACGATTTATACTTTATGCGAGGCTAAATTGTTCGTTGAGTTATTAAAGGAGTTACGTTCTTGCCGTGCTGCTTCTGACTTTGATGACGTTATTAAAGGATATGGAAAAGATGATACAAGGTCAGAGAACGGTAGAATAAACGCTGTTTTAGCAAAAGCGTTTAACCCGTGGGTTAAATCATTTTTTGGTGATGACCGCCGTGTTTATAAAGATAGCCGCGCTATTTACGCCCGTATCGCGTATGAGATGTTCTTCCGCGTTGATCCACGGTGGAAAAACGTCGACGAAGATGTGTTCTTCATGGAGATTCTCGGACACGACGATGAGAACACTCAGCTGCACTATAAGCAGTTCAAGCTGGCCAACTTCTCCAGAACCTGGCGACCTGAAGTTGGGGATGAAAACACCAGGCTGGTGGCTCTGCAGAAACTGGACGATGAAATGCCAGGCTTTGCCAGAGGTGACGCTGGCGTCCGTCTCCATGAAACCGTTAAGCAGCTGGTGGAGCAGGACCCATCAGCAAAAATCACCAACAGCACTCTCCGGGCCTTTAAATTTAGCCCGACGATGATTAGCCGATACCTGGAATTTGCCGCTGATGCATTAGAGCAGTTCGTTGGCGAAAACGGGCAGTGGCAGCTGAAGATAGAGACACCTGCAATCGTCCTGCCTGATGAGGAATCCGTTGAGAGTATCGACGAACCCGATGATGAATCTCAAGACGAAGAGCTGGATGAGGATGAAATTGAGATCGAAGAGGGCGGCCGCGATGAACCAATCGAAGAGGAAGCTCCAGAAGAACACCAGCCAGCTGCTCTAAAACCTGTCTTCAAACCTGCAAAAAATAACGGGGACGGAACGTACAAGATAGAGTTTGAATACGATGGAAAGCATTATGCCTGGTCCGGCCCCGCCGAGAGCCCTATGGCCGCAATGCGATCCGCATGGGATACGTACCACAGTTAAATTAATAGCCACCGGTGTAAATCGGTAGCAAGGATAGGATAGCTATGAAGCGATATATTGTTTTTGCATACGACACGTATGAGCGTCCTGCAGGGTGGCTTGACATATTTGGGCTGGCATCAGAACTACCAGAGGCTGAAATGCTTGTATCTGCAGCCAAAGATTCTGACAATGTAGATCAGATTGAAATTTATGATATCCACAAGGAAGCACTTGTAACTTCGTGGACTAAAGGTATTGACCGACAATGGCGGGAATTCGAGCCTGAGTAAAGAAAAGCCACCGGTGCAAGCCGGTGGCTTTTGTATGGAGGCCTGTCCCTACCCGTCCCCTGCAAGGAACGAAAGGATTAGGCGGAAACTGCAGCTGCAACAGCAGACATCGCCGTCCCGACTGCAGGGACTTCCCCGCGTAAAGCGGGGCTTAAATTCGGGCTGGCCAAACCTATTTTTCTGCAATCGCTGGCGATGTGAGTTTCGTGGATAGCGTCTCCAGCTTCTCGATGGCCAGCTCAAAATGTGCTGGCAGTACCTTCTCCAGTTCCGTATCGATATCGGTAATCGGCAACTCTCCGCAGGACATGCTATGGCGGCCGCCACGAACTACGTCGCGCAGCAGCTCCCGTTCGTAGACACGCATATTGCCCAGGGCTGTTTCTGCAGCCGTTAATATCCGGCGTAGCTCGGCGATGATTGCCGGGAGATCATCCACGGTGATTGGGTTCGGTGAAGGGTTCCTGCAGGCGCGGCGGAGTGCCATCCAGACACCGCTAACCCATGCGTTCCGATACTGAAAGCTTTGTGCTATATCGTTTATCAGGCCACGCAGTTCTTCTTTTTGCCGCCAATCCAGCGGTTCACCGGCGCTCTTGGGCTCTGGCTCCACAAAAGCATACTCGCCGTTTTTCCGGATAGCTGGCAGAACCTCGTTCGTCACCCATTTGCGGAACCGCCAGGCAGTTGTTCCTTGCTTTACCGCGTCGCGGCAGCGGAGGATGAGGGTGTAAAGGCCGGACTCATTAACAATTCCTACGGACTGCACACCACCAGGGGTGGGTATTGAATACCCACCCTTTTCATCCTCATCCAGCTTACGGATTGCCGCACGGTTATCTGAGATATCGAGAGCTTTGCAAACATCAACAGCAACAAACCACGGTTCACCCGCAACAAGAACCACCCGGACCGGGTGGTTTTCCTGAAATGAAAAGACAGAAAGTGCGTTCATTTTGCCTCCCCAGCTTTCAGCTGCTCCGATAAAGACAGGGAGCAACCGCGAGCCTCTTGCGTGAGTTCACGTGCGACCTGCAGTAGCTCCGCAGCTTCCTGCAAATACAGTGTGGCCTCATAACTGGAGATAGTGCGGTGAGCAGAGGACACAAGCGCTTCTACTTGCAGCAGGCGCTCCTCAATCGTCTCCAGCAGGCCTTGAGCGTTTAACTGAATCTGGTTCATGCGATCACCTCGCTAACCGGGATACGGGCTGACAGAACGAGGACAAAACGGCTGGCGAACTGGCGACGAGCTTCACGCTCGGACGATGCAATGGTGGAAAGGCGGTGAATATGGGATTTTTTGTCCGTGCGGACGACAGCTGCAAATTTGAATTTGAACATGGTGTGCATTCCTATCTTGTATAGGGTGCTACCACCAGAGTTGAGAATCTCTATAGGGGTGGTAGCCCAGACGGGGTTCTCAACACCGGTACAAGAAGAAACCGGCCCAACCGAAGTTGGCCCCATCTGAGCCACCATAATTCAGGTATGCGCAGATTTAACACACAAAAAAACACGCTGGCGCGTGTTGTGCGCTTCTTGTAATTCGGGGTTGAGAGGCCCGGCTGCAGATTTTGCTGCAGCGGGGTAACTCTACCGCCAAAACAGAGCGCACGTCAATAATTTGAGTGGATATTTTACCCCGTGACCAGTCACGGGGATAGCCGTTTTTATAGTTTGCTTTACTAACTGATCAGAACCTGATCAGTTGTTGGTGAACGTCAGTTAAGCAGCGGATGAACGCTCACTACTTATTCAGTTACTGCTGGCCTTTTCTTTCAACCATGCGTCGATAATCGGTTGAAACTCTGGTGAGTAATTATCCAAGGATAAAGGTCCTTGATCTGCCCGAAACGAACCATAATGCCGCTGCCTGAAAGCTCTTTTCAGGTCACGCCATGTTGAAGGCGCACCATCTACAAGAGTTCCTAAGATAAGCCCAGGTATAGCCATAAGAGCAACCCACCAAAGACGGGTAAAATGCTCAGCAATATAGTAATTCCCGTTATAGTAAATCTCGCTGTATATCCTTATGTCACGACGCCGGTAATGAAACAGCTCATTGTGTTCCTTCCGGGTTAGCTTCACCCGGATGTACCCCTTATCGAGGGGGGACTGGTATTTATAAGGAGATATCGCCATTTTCACCCCCACTGTCCATCAGCAAATAACGCCTCGTACTCGGATGCAGGTAGGCGACTTCCACGGATTGAAAGGTCAAGCCAACCTCGTCCAGATGGGTCAGCCTTATCCGATTCTTCCCACCGTTCAGCAGCCGTAGCAGCCAGGCATTCGACTGCCTTCAGATAGTCTTCTGTGCGGAACCAACCGTAGTTAATCCCACCGTCAGTAACGGCCCAGGCCATTTTCTTCTCTTCGGCTTCAATTTCCCGGATACGGTTATGGCACAGCTCGCGACAGTACTTCAGCTGTTCATAGTCCAGAGTTTTCAAAAATTCAGCAGTCGACATATTTCCCTCACCATATTCCAAAGCCTGTACGCGCAATAAGCTGGCAGACTCCAAGCAATAACAGAGTAATGATTACTACTTTGACAGGTGGCATTTCGCCTCCTTCCCAATATCCAGAATTTCCCGGTAAACCCATTTCCACGCGCGGTAGTTGTTCGCAAAGGCTGTTCCACGGGCTTTGACGCGAGTAACCCTAAGCTCCTCACGATAAGACTGCAGTTTCTTGCTCAACCGATAGCAGTCCAGAAGAACCGATAAGACGCCTATAACCAGCAGCGCCAACAGTATCAGTAAATCAGCCATAGAACGCCTCCTGTGCGCCGTAGCCGCCCGTAGTCATTCCAGTGATGTATTCACGCAACCGTCGCAACTCGTGGCTGGAGAGGCGCTCCATGAACTCTGTGAGGTACAGGGAGGCAAAGGTCATCGCGATGCTGGCTGGGGACCATGTAGCCATCGTTGCCAGCTCGTCGTCGGACAGCGCGGTCAGCGCCCAGGACTCAGGTACCGGAACCGGCAGGGAGGCCAGCGCCTTGGTTATTACTGAATGAGGGGCGTCGGAATCCTGCTCGTTTGTGGATCGCGATTTATGATCCATATATATATTGAGATCCAAATCGTGATCCACTTCGTTGGCGGTTTTCTCGGATTTACGCGTCTGCAGGGTCTGGCCGTCTTCCTGGCGCTTGGCGAGGATGTCCATCATGAATTCTGCCGACTGCTGGTCAACGAAACGGATTGTAGGGCGTTTATCTCCGTCTCTGGCGCGTCGTTTGTCGGTCTTGAGGCCGAGGGACTCACAGATGTTTTTAAACAGCGCCTCGGGGACCTTAGGCTTACCTTTCGGCGTCATAAAGCCGCCGATACGCAGGACGTTGTTCAACATGTCTCGCCGTTCGGCGGTCATGAGGTTATCCCTGGCGCGTTTGAGGCGATCCTGTGTCGCTTCACCCGTCATTGTCTCCGGGTCAATACCGCAGTCGATAAAGTATTGGCGCAGCGCCGTAGATTTCAGGCCATAAAAGCCGCGCATGGCTACCTCGACCACCGGCATACTTTTTACCTTGTAGTCGACGATTCCAGGGTGTTTGGCCTGGAATGCTTCATCGGCCTGCTCGCGGGTCATGGCCGTTACGACAAAATATTCCCACTGCCCGGTTTTTCGGAATGAGTAGGTGAAGTTGATCGCCGACTCCTCACGGTCATAGCGTCGGGCTGTGACCTCGTCGAGCAGCATGGTTTCATAGCGGCGGACTTTATCTCGAGCGCCGTCGAAGTAGAATTTAAGGGTGTTCTCGTCGACAGGTAGCTTCAGCTCGTGCTCGATGTCCCAGCGGACAAGCTTCGCCTGTTCCTCCAGGGTTAGCGCGCGTTTTTTCAGAATCGTTTCGCGTTCAGACTCGTCCGGCGTATCGATGTTCAGGTGAAGATCCAGCGTTTGTTCCCATACGATTTCCCGCGCTTCCTTACGCAGCTCCTTGCCGAGTTCATTCGCATGGGGGTCTCCGGCCAGCGGTGCAACTTTGTAGCCGTCGCTGTGCATAATGCAGATCATGTTGCTGGCGTAATCGTTACGCGCTGTCGCTTCAATGGCTGATGCCTTGATTTTCATCCGGGTGAAATCGGTGTTGGCCACACCCATTGAAATTCTGTCGCCGTCAAAGACAACGTCCGTCAGTTCTCCGTTCATGCCAGCTGTGGCCAGAAGTGCCTGGACGTATGCGCGTTCGATTTTTTGAGGATCGGTTTCGCGTTTGGCGCGAACCTTATCGAAGCCGATGATGAATTCTTTCGCGGTACGGTCGCGGCGCAGCATCTGGATAGCATCGCTTGGGACCACTTCTCCGCAGAACATGCCGAAGTGGCGATCAAAGTGTTTCTGCTCGATGGACACGCCGGATGAGATTGACGGGCTGTAAATCAGGCCATCGTACTTCTTCACCATCTTCTTCGGTTTATTGGTGAACTCTTCCACCTCTGGCTCTGGCTTGCTTTTCTGGTTAACGCACAGGAACTTCTTATGCGGATAATTCAGGCGCAGGGTCGCGGTAACATCCTCGGCGAACGTTGAACTGTCGGTGGCCAGCATGATTTTCTCACCGAGCTCTACGGCCTTCATCACCTCGGACATGATGCGATCCTTTTCGGTGTAGAATACGCGGATAGGCTCGCCCGTTTCGCGGTTGCGAACGTCGACCGGTAATTCGATAACGTGGATTTGCAGCCATGCTGGCAAGCCCAGCTCTTCGCGGCGCTTCATCGCCAGTTCTGCCAGGTCAACCAGCAGATCGTTGGCATCAGCATCCACCATGATCGGGTGTAATTCTGTTCTGGCCAGCGCATCAATCAGCGTATTGAACACCGCCACCGGGTTTTCCATCGCGCGACCTGAAAGCACCGCGCGTAGCCCCTGTGTGGCCTCGTCAAAACCGAAATAGTCGTGCTGGCGCATCAGAGGTTGCCAGCAGCCCTTCACGATGGAGTTTATGCAGATCGTCAGCTTGCTGGCGTATGGCGCCATTTCCTGATAGCCAGGGTCCTGGTAATGCAGGATATCGGCCTTCGCGCCTTTCCCCTCTGTCATCATTTCCCATAAACCACCGATGAGGCTCACCCTGTGCGCGACAGAAACGCCGCGTTCTGCGTTATGCATCAATGGACGTAGCAGGCCTGTCGACTTGCCCGAACCCATCCCGGCGCGAACAATTACGATCCCCTGCAGCTCCTGCACGTACTTCAGAACATCGTCGGTCATAACCGAGGTTTCGAAGCGCTTATAGGTGATGTGCTGTGGTCGTTTATTTGGGTCGGTAATGCGTTCACTGAATGAACGAGGTGCCTGTGCCGTGCGGCATTTCCGGTTCAGACGGCGTGCAATATGGTCTTTGATGGTGGCGCGGTAGACACTCTCCAGCCCCATATCCCGAAGAACGATGCAGAACATGTTGAACAGATCGGATGGGCTATTCGGTACCGGGCAGGTCAGCATGCCAATATCAACCGCCTTCAGCAGTTCTTTGGCAAACGTGCGGCGGTTATCCCGTTTTAGGGTTTTCAGCTTGTTCAGCGTCAGCGTGAGCAGGTCGGTGCTGGCGTTTAAGCGGTTTGATTTTGCAAACAGCTGGCGCGAGGTTTCGCGGAGGCCACGTAATTTGTGCAGGTCGTTGAAGTCGCTGCACTCCAGCTGGGGATCATCTTCAAAAGTAGGGTAAACGCATTTAATGCCGTGGAACTTCGCAAGAATCTCGAAGCCGGTGCGCAGGCCTGTGTTGCCTTTTCCTTCAGCCGATGATTTGCGGTCGTTATCCAGTGCGCAGGTGATTTTTGCAGCGGGATAGACGTTAACCAACTGCTCGACAACGTGGATCATGTTGTTGGCTGATATTGCGACAACCACGGCATCAAAGCGTTTGTTCGGGTCCTTCCTGGTTGCCAGCCAGACAGAAGCGCCCGTTGCGAAACCTTCTGTTACGGCTACATTCTGCGCCCCTTTAAGGTCTCCAATAACGAAACATGTTCCGACGAAATCGCCGTTCGTGATGGCGCTGGTCTGGAATTTACCGCCCTGGAGATCGATACGTTGCCAGCCAACAATCCGTCCGTCTTTTCTTCCGTCCAGGTGGGACAGAGGAATAGCCATGTAAGTTGTTGGCCCCCGGCTCCATTTCGCACTGTCGTGACTGGTCACGCGACGTATATCGCAAGCACTAAATACGTCACGAATTCCCTTTTTAACCGCATAAGGCCAGGAACCATCTTCAGCTGGCGCATGTTCCCAGGCTCGATGGAAAGCCAACCAGCCGAGCAAACGCTCATGCTCCATCTGGTTGTTTTTTAAATCATTAATTCGTTGCAGTTCGACGCGGCGGCGGCGTGCTTCAGCCTGGCGCTCCATGCGTGCGCGTTCTTCTTCCGGCTGAGCGACCACGGTCGCACGGTTACGCTGCTGTTCGCGACGATACTCTGAAAACAGGAAGGAGAAACCACTCCATGAACCGGCATCACTGCCTTTATGGACGAAGTTGACAAAGGGGTAACTTATGCCGTCTTTGTTCTGCTCCAGTCGGGAGTAGATTTCGACGCGGCCCTTGAGGCCCTTTTCCAGCGCTACCGGGAAAGAATTATTGTACGTGGTGTAGCGTTCTTTGCCGCCACGAGGATTCAGCTGGATGTTGTCAGCGCAGGCGTGCCAGTTGATACCGGCCATTTGCGCCAGTTCGCTGAGTTCATCACGTGCCGCTTCAAGCAGTGAAAACGGATCGCCGCCAAAGCGCTCCGTGTAGAATTCTTGTAAGGTCATTTTTTAGCCTTTCCATGCGAATTAGCATTTTTTCGGGTTGAAAAAATCCGCAGGAGCAGCCACAATAAACGCACAATCTTTCCGAGGGATGCGTCGTTGTTCTTGTGGCGGTGCTCCTGAAAAAAGGCCCGAGTTTGCCGACTCGGGTTTTTTTTCGTCTTTTTTCGGCTGCTACGGTCTGGTTCAACCCCGACAAAGTATAGATCGGATTAAACCAGAATTATAGTCAGCAATAAACCCTGTTATTGTTTCATCTACCCTCAACCATGAACGATTTGATCGTACCGACTACTTGGTGCACAAATTGAAGATCACTTTTATCATGGATAACCCGTTGAGAGTTAGCACTATCAAGGTAGTAATGCTGCTCGTCATAACGGGCTAATCGTTGAATTGTGATCTCACCGTTATTATCACAAACCAGCACATCCTCCCCTGGCACAAGCGTAAGCGAGGAATCGACCAGGATAACGTCTCCTGGCTGGTAGTGATGCTGAATCTGGTTCCCGACCGTCAGTGCGTAAACGGTGTTCCGTTGACTCACGAACGGCAGGAATCGCTCTGTGTTGGCAGGTTCTCCAGGCTGCCAGTCTCTATCCGGTCCGGTCTCTGTCGTACCAATAACAGGAACGCGGTCTGGATCAGATTCAGTGCCATACAGTATCCATTGCACGGGCTTACGCAGGCATTTTGCCAGCGATAGCCCGATCTCCAGCGACGGCATTACGTCGCCACGTTCTAAGTTTTGGACGCCCGGAAGAGAGATTCCTACAGCTTCTGCCACTTGCTTCAGCGTCAGTTTCAGCTCTAAACGGCGTGCTTTCAGTCGTTCGCCTCGTGTTTTCATACCCTTAATCATAAATGATCTCTTTATAGCTGGCTATAATTTTTATAAATTATACCTAGCTTTAATTTTCACTTATTGATTATAATAATCTCCATGAAACCCGAAGAACTTGTGCGCCATTTCGGCGATGTGGAAAAAGCAGCGGTTGGCGTGGGCGTGACACCCGGCGCAGTCTATCAATGGCTGCAAGCTGGGGAGATTCCACCTCTACGACAAAGCGATATAGAGGTCCGTACCGCGTACAAATTAAAGAGTGATTTCACCTCTCAGCGCATGGGTAAGGAAGGGCATAACAGTGGAACTAAATAGCATTCGGGCCTGTGTATCCACGGCTCTGTCAGATATTCATTATCTCCAGCGCGGCATCCTTGAGGTCCAGCTGGAGCAGCTGCGTCTCGCAAGCTCTGACCGTTTCACTGACAAACCAACCAGAACGATCTGCATCGGCGATACGGAATCTTATGAAATCTCTGTGCCTGCCGAACCCGTTCGTTATCACGTTGGTAAATCCTTCAAACGGTCTTCAATGCTGCTGACAGAATTAGATTTCATGACCGCCAGCTGGCGACGTGCCATTGAGCAGTTAAACAGTGAAGAAACTGCATGGTTGCATTATTGCTATGGATGCAAACCAAATTATAAGAATGACGTAACTGTTTGCCAGTGGCTGTGGATGGATTTTTTAATTGCGCATTCCAGAGCGGGCTTTAAAAAAATGAAAGCCCCAACAAAAAAAATTATGCATAGATTAACTTACTACGGAATACAGCAAGTTAAATGTGAAATATTTCACGAACTGCATGATTCGGATATTGATGGAATGGAGCGAGACGAACACATAAGTTCCTTAGTGGGTGTATCCATCGAAAGCTGGCGCAAGGATTATAAAAAACGCTGGTTATTACTGAAATCACGATGCATGCATCTTAACGATACCGCGTTATTAAATGCGGCGGAGAAGCGCTGTGAAATCATCGAAAGCCATCGTGCAAGAAGTGCCGACCTGCCTGTGTCAGCAGGTTATGTTCAGGAAACCAGATAGGCCTGTACTCCGGTTCTCCGGCGTCCGCAACGAGTACATCATCTGGTGCCCGACATGCGGCTATCGGACTCTTCCTGACAGTAACAGGCAATCCGTAATTACTGAATGGTATTTATCAAATCAACCAGGCAACAAGCATATAGAAAATATATGGCTCAAACGTTATCTGGAAATCAAAGAGGGTGCGACCACGGTCGCACGAGATAATGAAGAATACTCCATTTAAGCAAGGCCCCATGTCGCGCACTGATGCGGAAAACATTTCTGACCTTTATAAGAAAAAAGGCCATGAAGTAGTTATCGCTGATTCCATGGATTTAGATGGAACTTATTATGTTTACGTCACACTACCTGAATTAAAGCAAGAGCCTAAACCATCCAGAACCTTTCAACAAAGAATATGGGAGTAACAATGGTAAATACCCAAAAAACGATTTTAGCGAAGATTATTCATAAATGGCTGAAGAGCGATTTAGTAGTCATCGATACGGAAACGACAGGGCTTGGCGAATTTGCTGAGATTATCGAAATTGCGATCATCAATATGCGTGGAGAAGTGTTGCTGGACACTCTGGTTAAGCCATCCATCCCGATTCCACCGGAAGCAACAGAAATCAACCATATCACCAACGAGATGGTCGCCAATGCACCATCGTGGCGTGATGTATTCCCGAAAGTTCTGGAGATCATAACTAACCACAAATGGCTGGCCTGGAACTCTGGCTTTGATGCTCGAATGCTGGATCAGACCTGCTTAAGCACAGGTATTTATGCCTTTCAAAATACTTATTACGCAGCCCTCGTAACATCATGCATTCACACGAGCCATATTGACGCTAAAGCCGTTTATGACCAGTGGTACGGGGCGTTTGACGAGAAGCGTCAGGCATTCAAGCGTCAAAGTCTGACTACCGCAGCTGCGCGACACGGCGTGTCGGTAGAGGGAGCACATCGCGCTTTGGCCGACTGCAAAATGGTTCTGGCCGTGCTGCAAAAAGTCTGCGATCCCGTTCCTCAGATACAAAGCGCTGCCGAAAAAGACCTGCCGCCCTGCCCGTTCTGCTATGGACCACCGTCGCTGTTCACAAAGTACCTTTCGGGGAAAGATTACAAGCCTCTTTATCAGCCCGTGATTTACGGACACGACGGGTTATATGTCAGCTCTTTTGTCTTCTGCCATGAATGCGGCGCACAGGGTGAAGAAATCGAAGGTCACGTCTACGACGATTCAGATGTTGACCAGCTCGAAGCAGCAGCCAGGAATGTCTGGTCCGATCGCAACGAACGCCACCGCGACCTGTATACAGCCTCTCAAAACGTCGAAGAGTAAGATGAATGAACAGACTCAATCAAATCGCACTGGTGACAGCCATCACCAAAGAACTGAACCGACAGATTCCCGATTTACCCGCAGATGGACGGATGAACGTAGTCATCAAAGCAGCCAACGATATCTGTGCTGAGTATTCCCGTGAACTGGTTGCCGCTTCTGCAGGTATGGGGTTGGAAGCATGGTTGAATAGCGACGACACCGGCAGCAGCAGCCTCTATATGGCATGGTGCTTGAGTCACGGCCAGTTTGGTTACTGGCAGGGACGCAAGCAGCCAGAGGCGGCTTATCCCCGTGACCCAGATGATCTTGGGCGCTGCATTCGCCTGATAGAGGCAGTGCCTGAGTTCGGCGGCAAGATACCAGAGATGTCTCACCGTGGGCATGAGTGGCTGGCGGTAACAACCAATTGGGAACGGTGGGTTGAACTTCATGCCTGCGGTAAGGCCCGTGAACTCTATCGAGAAATGAAGGCTGCATATTCAAGAGGTAGCAGCGATGAGTAAATCCCCTAAAGAAATGTATGCGGTCCCTGAGTGGATGCGTCAGTTCCTGCCGTTGTTTCAAAACACAGGGGGTAATGACGTCGAGGAGCTGCTGCACGATGAAGACACCAACATGTTTGCCAACAGCGTTCGCTACATGCTGATCGTATCAGCGCGTTCTCAGTTTGCATTGCTGATGGATATGTATAGCAAAGGCATCATCACTGGCAGAACTGGCGAAGATGAAAGCTCCGACGCACTAACCGATGGTCAATTACTTTTTCGCTTGCAGGACTTCTATGGCGCAGGACAAGACGCCATTGAGATTAACGATCACGAATATGCCCAGGAATGTACTGACGTTGTAAGCATCATCCGCGAGGTCATTGAATCCCGGAAAAAACTGAAAGCTGCAGAGAAACAGATTGCTGAGCTTGAGCGTGACGAAACACAGTTAATCGAAGAGCGAGACAGCGCGGAGAACGCTCTTGCTGATATGTATGAGGCCGCAATGGGGAATCGCCCTGAATGGAGCAACCTATTCGGGTACGCTGAAGCTATTGATGATGTGGCCCAGCATATCAATCTTCTCGATCTCGCCGCTGCTACCGGAAAAGGGGACTGAGTATGGGTACAAAAACCATTTGGGATGGTAAAGACCTTCCACCTGTCGGGTGTCAGGTTTTAATCCACCTTTCTTCTGTCGGGATGCGTCCATACGAGGTAGCAGGATATGAAGTACGCCGTTCTGTTGAGGAGGCTCAATATCCGCACTGGTTATACGTTGTGAAAATTAAGGTTAAATCACTTGATGGAAAATGCACAAACGAACGGTTTTTAAGTGAGGTTTTCCCATTGGACTGGAGAGACGAATAGCGATGGCACTGACACCTGCAGAAAGGCAAAGAATCCGCCGTCAGAAGCTGAAAGAGCAAGGAACGACCAGGCGTGACTGGGTTCTGGAACCGGAAGAGCTGCGTATGCTCAGTGAAATTTGCACGCAGCGTCGGCCAGGGCGAGAGCCATATTCCGAAAATGAGGTTATAGGCCTCCTGATCCGCAAGAACTACAAAGAGCTTCAAAAGACGCTGTCTGGTACATGCAAACGGTGTGGCCAGCAACTTCCGGTCTCCGATTGCCTGTTCGATGGCGAGAGTACATGCCAGCTGACGACTCTTAGACTGAAGCTGGCCATTAAAGCGTGACTGGTCACGGAGGGTTAAAAATGGATAAAAAAGCATTGTTATTCGAACGCCTTCGGCAGAGAAGCGAAAGCAGTCTGGCCAGCGGAGGTGATGGGTTTATTTTTGCCTCAATGCTGGCGTTCGACATCGGTCTGAACACAAGAACGATCCGGGGGATGCTGGACTCTGCTGTGAGAAATGGAACCCTGGAAAAAAAAGAACGTGGAGCTGGCCGTGCACATAAGTACCGGACAATTCAGTAGTTTAATCAAAAAAATTGCCAAAAAATGGTTGTATCGTTTGCGGATTTCCCTGTGTTTATATACAGTATTAAATAACCTTGGTAGACAAAATGGTATACGATTCAATGACAGATGCAGCCGTGTCATGTTGTGAAAAACTTGATTCCCAGCTAAGCGATCTCGATGCTGTCCTGGATATGGTGAGCACCGTTATGGCCTCACCAGAGGCCAGCCTTCATATGAATGAGGCGGCACGTCTTCTGCGCATGTCTCGTAATATGGTCCACAGATGCAAGGATGTTGTCGCGGATGAGCTCATTCGGCAGGCTGGCGAATAAAAAAGGGAAAGGCGAGATACCCTCGCCTTTCCCTTGTTACTTCACCTGCAGATACTCGTCTTAATCAATACACAGCATGAATATCAATGCTTGCGCCGCAAGCCTTAGCGTATCGAGATAGTGTCTTCATGCTGGCACCTAGTGGGTTGCTTTCCAGGCGGCTAATTGCTGATGGCTGCAACCCCATGCGTTCAGCCAGCGCAGACTTCGTCAGGCCAGCTTTCTCCCTCATCTCGTAGAGCATTTCAACCATCGCCAACTCCTTGTCGGCGTCTTCGTAACCCCGGATAGCCTCCGGGGTATTGAGCAGTTCTTCTTTCACCTGGTTAAATGGGATGCCTTTTACTTTCATTAGCTCATCTCCTTCAGACGCGTTCTGGCGATATCAATTGCGTGGGTAGGCGTCTTTTGCGTCTTCTTAACAAATGCATGTAGCAGATAAATTTCGTTACCTACCGCGTAAGCGTACAGCGTTCTCGCTATGTTTTTATCCCCTACCCTTAGTTCGAAAAGGCCACCGCCGATAACGCGGCTATGAGGCATTTTCAGCTTGTTCCCTTCACTTTCCAGTCTCTCGATCAGCCGGGTCATGCGACCGCGTAGCTCATCAGGTAATTCTTTAAGCTCATCCAGCGCTGCCGGGTGGGTAATCACGTTAAACATAGTATAGCCTCCTGATGTGGAAAATATACCAAAAAAGAAAAATTCACACAATAAGTAACTTTCACTAAAAAGCGAAAATAATGCTGGATGTGTTTATTGGGCAGAGCTACAGTTTGTGTCGTTGAGAGGGGTAAAGCCCATAACCGCATGAATCTGGAGTAAATTATGAATTACCAAGGCAACGAAAAAATGCGCAAAGATGCGGCAGATATTTCTAACGAGTTGTATGAGTTATGGCAGAAAGTGAAGCGTTTTGAGCGTGAATACAGCTTTAACAGTAAGAACCTGACCGACCGCCTGGCAGGCCGTCTTATTGGAACGATGGAGCCTAAGCTGGCAGAGTTGAACAAATTTATGGCCGATGTCGATTACCAGTTCGAAGATTAAGGAGGCTCTATGCACGCGAAAGAAATACGCCGGAATATGACCGAAGAAGCGTTAAGCGTTGAGTTCGTAATGCGTGGGCATCCACGCATTAGCTTGGCAGAGCTGAGTGAAGCCTGCCGTTTAAGCCAGGCATCAACAGAGTTTATTATTGAGCAGATGGTTTGTTTTGGAGTGGCGCGGCGCGGCGCTTTCGGAAGATACTCACTAACAAACGAGTATGAAAACGGAATAATCTGATATCGTGCGACCACGGTCGCACGGAATAGAAAACGAAAAAGGTTGGCAAAACAGCTATTTTTAGGTATCTTTTTTCTAAGTTGGGATTTTTACGCCTGACTTCCGAATAACCGCCTACGGGCGGTTTTTTTGTGCCTGAAAAAGTGGGCGCGGGACGAGTTGCAGCTCATCCCGCGGTCAACCCATGCCAGAGGTATAGGCTGAACCCAAAGCCCACCCGCGATGCGCATCGCCGGGTTAGCTTACCCAGGCAGAACCATAATAGCTATGTTAAAAACTACACAAATCAATGGAGCGCAGCTCGTTTGCGCAGATTCTCTGCAATTCATAAAAACCATCCCTGATAATTCCGTAAACCTGATCGCGACAGACCCGCCATATTTTGGCGTTAAGTCGAACGACTGGGACAACCAGTGGGAAAGTGACGCGGACTTTTTGGGCTGGCTTGATGAGTTTCTGGCGGAGTTCTGGAGAATACTGGCCCCAAACGGAAGCCTGTATATGTTTTCCGGTTCGCGGCTTGCGGCAAAAATTGAATTACTTACCCGCGACCGTTTCAATGTTTTGAACCACATCACCTGGGCTAAACCGAGCGGTGTATGGCGGCGTCAAAATAAAGAGAGCCTGCGAGCATTCTTCCCGGCAACCGAGCGCATCATATTCGCTGAGCATTACGGCGCGTCTGGCTATGCGAAAGGTCAGTCGGGTTATGCCAGCAAATGTGCAGAGTTGCGGAAAGACGTATTTTCTCCGTTGATTGGAGCATTTGCATCAGCCCGACAGCAGTTGGGGATTTCGGCTGCGGACATCAATGCTGCGACAGGGAAAAAGATGTGTTCACACTGGTTTTCCTCGTCGCAGTGGCAGTTGCCGTCGCTGGATGACTTCAACAAGCTGCATGAGCTGTTCATGCAGCGGGCGCAGGTTCTAGGCGTAGCATGTCCTCCGCCGTTCGATATCGGATATAGCGAGCATGAAAAGCAGTATGCCGATCTGAAAACGCAATACGATGCGGTTAAAGCGCAATACGATGGCCTCAAAGCTCAGTATGAAAGCCTGCGCCGCCCGTTCTCTGTGACTGCAGATGTTCCCTATACGGATGTTTGGGAGTTCCCACCGGTGCAGTATTACCCAGGGAAACACCCATGCGAGAAGCCAGCTGCGATGATGGAACATATCATCAGGAGCAGCTCTCGTCCCGGTGATGTTGTCGCCGACTTCTTCATGGGGTCCGGTAGTACGATTAAGGAGGCTCTGAAGCTTGGGCGTAAGGCCATAGGCGTAGAAATTGAAGAAGAGCGTTACCTGCAGACAGTAGAAGAAGTAAAAGAAGTAGTAAAAAAAGAAGAGAGTTGATCTCACTTATATAACCCGCCTCTGGCGGGTTTTTTATTGGTGCCGTCCTGGCGACATCTTTGCGTTATTCCGTAATGCATCGGGCGGCGTTTCATCTGCACACAGCCTCCGCAAATATAGCGAGGTAAGAGACCATGAGAATGAACGATCACTCAGGGAACATCTTCACGCAATTATTTGCGTGGCTTGGAACCATAGCTGCAGCGCTGGGTTTTACCACCCAAGACATGATTTACATGTTTTTCGGGGCTGTGGGGCTTCTAATTTCCCTTGCATCCTTCATCAACGGAAGAATTGATGCACGCCGCCGTCGAAAAGAAGATGAGAAGAGAACGGCAATGATAAGGGCTTACCTGGAAGAAGTCAGCGATAAGCCTATCGAGGAACGTCCGGCAGCGGTGAGCGTAGTAGCGGATGTACTCGCTAAGGCAGGCGAATGATGGCTAACAGGGCAAAATTAAGCGCAGCCGTTCTAAGTTTGATTCTTGCTGGCGCGTCAGCCCCACAAATTCTCGACCAGTTTTTGGATGAGAAAGAAGGAAATAGCCTTACTGCTTACAAAGATGGCAGCGGCATTTGGACGATATGCCGTGGTGCCACAATGGTTGATGGTAAGCCAGTTATGCAGGGCATGAAGTTGACGCAGGCCAAATGCAAACAGGTAAACGCCATCGAACGCAATAAGGCTCTTGCGTGGGTTGACCGCAATATTAAGGTGCCGCTGACCGAACCGCAGAAGGCAGGTATCGCATCTTTCTGCCCGTACAACATAGGCCCTGGTAAATGTTTCCCATCGACGTTCTATAAGCGCCTTAATGCTGGCGACCGCAAAGGGGCGTGTGAGGCGATCCGATGGTGGATAAAAGATGGTGGCCGTGACTGCCGACTGACAAAGGGTCAGAAAAATGGATGCTACGGGCAGGTTGAACGGCGCGATCAGGAAAGTGCGCTTGCCTGCTGGGAGATAGAACAGTGAATCCGTCTCCGTTAATTGCAGCAATAAAAGCCTGGTGGAAACCGTTTTTAGTGTTGATTGTTGTGGTCGCCGCGTTTATCGCTGGCAATGTCTGGAGTAATCGGGCATGGGAAAAAAAGTGGGCAGACCGTGATAGTGCCGAGTCCTCGCAACAAGTCAACGCGCAGACTGCCGCCAGAATGATAGAGCAAGGGCGAATTATTGCCCGTGATGAGGCCGTTAAAGATGCTCAAGAGAAAGCAGCTGCTGCACGCGATTTGTCTGCCCGTTTGTCTGGCGCTGTTAATCAGCTGCAGCAACAAGCAAGAAAACTCTCTACCCGCCTGGACGCCGCAAAACACACCGCAGATCTTGCCGCTACCGTCAGAGGCAAAACAGCCGGAACCAGCGCCGCAATGCTCGCCGACATGCTCGGAAGTCTTGCAGCAGAAGCTAAATATTATGCTGAACGATCTGACGAAAGCTATCGGGCAGGAATGACCTGCCAGCGCATTTATGACTCGGTGAGAGAGTCAAACAACCAATCTGGAGCCTCGCAATAGCGGGGCTTTTTTATAGCTGAAATCAGCGGAGAGAAAATGGCGAAAATCAAACTGACACTCGAAAAGATTATGGCTCTGGCCAAATTTGCGGAAGAAGAAGGCCAGCCTGAGTATACGATTTGTCATGGACAAATTCCGGGTTTCGATAACTTTCCTGATTACGATGGATTGATTGCGTATTCGGGGTCAGAAGAACACAGCGTTCTGGCTTTGGAAGATAAAGGGCAGGGCGATATCTGATGAAAGTTTATATCGCTGGGCCAATGACAGGCCGTGAAAACTTTAATCGTGAAGCTTTCAATAAAGAGGCGGAGCGTCTGAAACGCCATGGCCACACCGTTCTCAATCCAGCCAGCTTGCCTAATGGTCTGGAGCAACGTGAATACATGGACATCTGCTTTGCGATGCTCCGTTGTGCTGACGCGATCCTAATGCTCCCTGGCTGGCAGACATCATCCGGAGCTACAGCGGAATATCATTACGCGTACAAGATGGAACTGCCGGTTTACTCAACGCTCCATTATCCGCCAGTGGCCGAAGTAGCAGGCTAAGAAAAACCAATATCAATAAAAGTAGTGTTCCGCTTTCGTGCGACCACGGTCGCACGCTTTTCCATTCTCATAGACATGAGCGTTGCTGCGTAACGGGTTCATTGCCCAATCTGCGCCGCGTATAGCGCTCATGTCTATGAGGATGTACCTGCCACTGAACAGATGGCCAGCTTTACTTTTCGATAAAGGAAATACCACATGAAATATTTATCGCTACAGCAGGCGATGCTCGGCATGCGTGTAATCATGACAGACGATGGCCTAATTTTGAAAAGCCCGGCAGGTAGTGCGCATTACGATTTGAAAGGTCGCCGTCATACAGTGTTGGGCGATGCATCATTCTTCCCGGAGCATATGCGCGTGAAGGATAAGCGTAAGCCTAATCTAAGTCGTATTGTCTTTGAGAAAGACTGTACGACTATTTACGGAGCTAATGGGAAACCACGAGTACGCATTGGTAATTGGGATACCCCGAAAGAACCAAAAGGATTTCGCATCCACGCGGATGGTCCATTGACTGTCAATCACGGTCAGGCATTCATCGACAATGCGCTGGTTGGAGGCAGTGTTATGAGTGCGAACTATAACGTGAAGTTGAACGTCACTCAAAAAGGCAAATCGCACGATGCTGGTATGACCGTTGGAGTCGAAGACGGGCAGAACAAGGTAGTGCTTAAGGCTGATCGCTTTCATGTGAATGAACCCGCTAAATCAATCATTGAGAATGCCGTGGCCACAAGTACGCGTGTGAAGGCTGCGCTTAGTGATGAAATGACCCAGGCCGTAATTGATGCGGTCCGAGAAAGCGATTTGTTCACAGCCCTCCAGTCAAATATTGATGCGCAAACAGCCTCAATTATTGGTCTGCAACAGACAATGCATGACGCAGTAAGAGACGCCATCCGCAACGCGATGATGCCGGGTGGAGAGATATGGTCTGTATTAGTCAGTCGAGGCGGACGTTTAGACGTCTAAATGGAAGCCGAACCAAAATACAAATAATAATCATTATCATCTCGGGTCCTTTCCGGCTATCCGGCCTGCTACGGGGCGGCGTCCGCGCAGATTCTCGCTATATATGAAAATTTTGGACATGAGGTTGTTGTTTAATCATTGCTGAAAACGGGTGAGGGAATATGGCCGTGCTATTGAATAAATCAGATATGGCTTCCTCGCTGGGAATATCCGTCCAGGCCTTTGATAAATGGGGTGTCCAGCCAGTAGAAAAGAGAGGGCGAGAAGTCTTCTTTGACGTTCGTTCAGTCGTTGATAACCGCATCGAACACCAGAGTCGAAAACTACAACCATCGCCGGGAGAAGACGATGATGGTGTCAATATTGATTATGAACGTTGGCGTTTAACTCGTGCTAATGCGGATGCGGCTGAGCTGGCCAATGAGAAAAAGCGTCGCGAGGTCGTAGAGACTGCGTTTTGTACCTTCGTGTTATCCAGAATTGCCGCTGAAATATCCAGTATTCTGGATGGCATACCCCTTTCGATGCAGCGCCGGTTCCCTGAACTGGAAAATCGGCATATCGAGTTCCTGAAAAGGGACGTAATAAAGGCGATGAATAAGGCTGCGGCGCTGGATGAACGGATTCCGGGGTTGTTGAATGATTATATCGACCAGTCAGGTAGCTAATCTGCGAACAGCGGTAAAAGCTGGTCTGAAATCACTATACCGCCCGGAACCCATGACAGCTGTCGAATGGGCCGATGCGCATTATTACCTTCCGAAGGAATCCGCTTATCAAGAGGGGCGCTGGGAAACACTGCCATTTCAGCGTGCGATCATGAATGCGATGGGCAGCGACTATATTCGCATTGTTAACGTCATTAAGTCGGCGCGAGTAGGCTATTCGAAAATGCTCCTCGGCGTCATTGCGTATTTCATCGAGCACAAACAGCGTAATGAGTTGCTGTGGCTGCCGACCGATGGTGACGCAGATAATTTCATGAAGTCACACGTTGAACCGACGATTCGTGATGTTCCTTCTCTGTTATCACTTGCACCCTGGTATGGGAAAAAGCACAGAGACAATACCCTGTCGATGAAGCGTTTTACCAATGGCCGTGGCTTTTGGTGCCTGGGTGGTAAAGCTGCAAAAAACTATCGTGAAAAATCAGTCGATGTAGTCGGTTACGATGAACTGGCGGCGTTTGATGCTGACATCGAGAAAGAGGGTTCGCCGACCTTCCTGGGGGATAAGCGTATCGAGGGTTCTGTTTGGCCCAAATCCATACGCGGTTCGACACCGAAATTGCGTGGAACGTGTCAGATTGAGCGAGCAGCAAAAGAGTCCGGACATTTTATGCGATTTCATGTCGCATGCCCGCATTGTGGTGAAGAGCAGTATCTTAAATTTGGTGACCGGGATACGCCTTTCGGCTTCAAATGGGAGCCTGAGCAGGCTGAAACGGTCTACTACCTCTGTGAGCATAATGCTTGTGTCATTAAGCAACATGAACTGGACTTTTCCAACGCACGTTATATCTGCGAATTGACCGGAATATGGACGCGTGACGGGCTTCGTTGGTTCTCATCGTCTAATGCTGAAATTGACCCACCTGAAAGCGTAACGTTCCACATCTGGACCGCATACAGCCCGTTTACCACCTGGGTACAGATTGTTAAAGACTGGTTCAAAACGAAAGGCGACACGGGAAAACGGAAGACATTCGTGAACACCACCCTTGGTGAGACGTGGGAAGCGAAAATCGGGGATCGCCCTGATGCGGACGTTTTGGCTGAGCGCAAAGAGCACTTTGATTCAGCGGTACCTGAGCGGGTTGCGTATCTGACAGCGGGTATTGACTCCCAGCTCGACCGTTACGAAATGCGTGTATGGGGATGGGGACCGGGTGAAGAAAGTTGGCTTATCGACCGGCAAATCATCATGGGCCGTCATGACGATGAGTCAACGCTTGCTCGTGTGGATGATGCGATTAACAAGACATACACGCGCCGAAACGGTGTAGAAATGTCTATCTCACGTATTTGCTGGGATATCGGTGGTATTGATCCAACTATTGTCTACAACCGCTCTAAAAAGCATGGCCTGTTTCGCGTGATCCCGATTAAGGGCGCATCGGTTTATGGAAAACCGGTGGCGAACATGCCTCGCAAGCGCAACAAAAATGGAGTTTATCTGACAGAAGTGGGTACTGATACCGCGAAAGAGCAGATTTAT